AGATATATTGCTTTAGGGTATGCATTGGGTGCGCTGGGTTGAGCAACCACATCTATAGTGACAATTTCAAAGTCACTTACATGTCCTGTTCTGTCGTCAACGTTACCGCTGCCACGACTTGAAACTCCTAATTTTACACCAGATGTCAGCAAGGTCTTGATCAACTCACCCATGGGGGTTGGTAAGATCTTCATTTTGCCGCAACCAGCTTCACCATCCATCCACATACTTTCAACAGCGTGACACACACGATCTAGATTAATTTTTAAATCATCTGGGTGATCCACTTCGCCTAAAACTGAGTTACCTTCTTTAATCTGCTGATTAATCGTGTTAACTGCTTTGCTGATTTCGTGTAATGGGTAGACACGGTCATTTGCATTGCGCTTGTTGCCCTCAATACAAATGCCTTTTAAATAGAGGCTCTTACCCTGGCCATCCGGTCCAGATTCTTCTAGAACCTGGATGTTGGCCTGATTAAAGGTAAGTTGTTCTCTTAGTGTTTTCATGTATTAACCGCGAGCTACTGGGCTCTTTGTGTTAACACCGCTGGCTTGACCCATTACTGGCTTAGTAGCTGGCTTTAGATTTTGTGTGCCTTGTGCTGGTGTATTACCAACTTTGCCAATCAAGTCTTTTGTGCTGTTGCTGTAAGCGCCGGCTGCATCATGCTTGCCGCCCATTTCAGTACCTGCCGAAACTGGCTTGACTGAGTTACCAATCGGTCCTTTTGCGCCTGCATTAGCGGCTACTGTAGACTTCTTGTTGACGCCGCCTTCTTCAGAAGTCACTGGCTTTGGGGCTGCTTTTAATGAAATTGCTTCCATCATGCCCATTTCTTCAGTGTCGTCCATTTCAATTGCATCGCCGCCTTCTTCTGGACCAAAACCGTCGCCATCGCCCATGGTGTCGTTGCCCATTAGGTCTTCAAATTCGGCCATCAACTGGTCTAATTTGTCTTCTAAGTTGAGGATGTCGTCTTTGCTGGCTGGCTCATCTCCGCCCATGTCGTTACCGCCCATGTCGGCTGCGTCCATGTCGTCGTTGCCCATGTCATCGCCGTCCATAGCTTCTTCGCCTTCCATGTTCATGTCAGACTCTTCTTCAGCTTCAACATCGTCGATCAAGTCGTCACTAGCGTCACCGCCCATGGCTTCTTCAATATCTTCTTCTTCGCCTTCTTCGATGTCTTCGACACCTTCTTCGAGATCTTCTTCGGCTTCTTCAGCCATCAAGTTCTCGTAAATCTCACGACTTTTTTCCACAACGATGTCATGGAAAAGCTCACGTGCTTTGCTTTCTTCATCATTGATCACGTATTCGATCAATTGTTCAAATTTGTTCATAGAAAACTCCTGTAGGTAAAGTGTAATGTTATTTACACATCAGGAGAAAAACACGCGGTTTATAAGGCCAAAAAGGCCATAAATTACATCGCCGGTGCTTCAGGGGCAGGTGCATACTGCTGACGCACCAGTTTGAGTTTTTCTTTGTATTCTACCATTCGCACATCGTTCATTTTACGCAGTTTGTTCAGCTGACGTAAGGTTAGATGTGTTTTACGCAAGTCACCAATTTCTGGTTGGCTATTGTCTTGCTCAAGGTCCTGATAGGCTTCAGGTTCTTTTTTGTAGAATTCGTTGAGTATCATGTGAATATTTATGCTGGTGGGGCGCCTGCGCCACCCACGCCTCCGGGCACTACGGGACCTGCTGGTCCAGCCCCAACTTCAGGAGTGCCCACTCCCGCCGGTTCCATTTGTCCAATTTCTTCACCTGTGGCGATGTCTGTTTCCAGTTGACCTGGACTGATTCCTATTGAACGTAGATCGCTGCCTGACGGCTCTATTGTGGGTGTGTCACGTTCTTCACGCCACATGGTTTCGTTTTCTTTGATTTCTTCTTCTGTCAAGCCCAAGAAGCGTTCAAGCAAGAAACGTTTTGACATGTACGGTAGTGGCTCCATCTGCATAAACGCTGTTATACGTGTGTTGTCCAGTTCGCTTTGACGGTAACTTGCAAAGTTTTGCGGTGCATTAAACCCAATTGAGAACAGACTAGAGTCAATGTTAAACCCACGCCACTTCAAGAACATCTTGAATTCATCGTCAAGTTTCTGAGCAATTAACGCCTGTAAACGTTCACAATACTGGTTGAATCTGTACTCTTGTATAAGGGCTGTGCCTACTTTTCCGTCGCTCATTGCACGATCTGAGTCGTCAGGGCCAGTGGGCAAGTAACTGCTAGGCACACGCAACCCACGGGCCATTTTGTTGTTAAAGTACTTTAAGTCGTCTATTTCGCCTAGATTTGAACCGCCTTGTAAGGTGTCAACACTAGAGCCACGGCCGTCAGCACCCTGGGGGAAGAAGTAGTCTTCATTGATTGATAGTGGATTGTAACTTGAATCCATCATGTTTTGTCCGCCACCTGTTATGGTAGGGATTCTGCGCTGATGCATTTCATTCTTCACCCGTTCCACAAACTGCATGGCCAAGTGTGACGGCATGTTGCCCACGTCAATCTTGAAAATTCTGCGCTCAGGAGCACGGCTCACACGATAGATAAGAATAGCATCTTCCAGCAGTTCTTTCTGTTTGTAAACCTTGTAGATCTGTTCTAAGATACTGCGGCCAAACGGCCAGAACACATCCAGGCCTTCGTTCAGGCTGCAATGTACCACATGCTTGGCATCCAGTGTGGCTTCGTTCATGGCATGCATGAATCGGCTGTTGCCCACGCCACCGCCTGCACCACCGTTGGGCATGGTGTAGTTTGATGATCCTGATATGGTACCTGTTACAGGGTTGGTCATGTAGTCTGTGGTGGTCTTGGCTGCCACAGTCATGTTCTGGAAGTTGGGGTTGATATCACGAATCACATACTGTTCAGGACGTTTTCCTTCTGATTCATTCACAATCACACGCATGATCTTGGTCATGTCCACCCACATCATTTCAAATGTTTCTGGGTCACGCACAAAAATTTGATCACCGTACTTGATGGTGTTGCGGAACAGTTTGAATATGCGCTGATCCAGTTTGTTTAGTTTGACCCACTGTTGCAGTTGTTTCTTGATAATACCAATCTCGTGATCAGTAGGTTTGTCATTGTACTTGACGTCAAACGGTGTGCCGTTTGTTTGATTCATCTGTGTGGAGAACTCAGCAATAATATCCAAACAGGCATTGACTTCCGAGTCCATGTCCATGTTTTCATACTGATTGTATCGTTCCACACGGTTGGGATGGCCTGAGTATACTTCGGGCAATCGGCTGGCATAGTTACGAAACACAAAGTCAGCTTGTGCCGAACTGTTGTTGCCATCATTGCGAGGATAGTTTGGCAAACCAAATTGATTCCGGCCCGAGATTGGGCTCATTGCACCTGAATTGTCTGCAACTTTAAAATATTTGCGCCAAGAGCCTTGTTGTTTGTCTGCCATAGTTGTTTATTTACCGTGATTACTGTTGAACACGCAGGATCTTGGTTTGTATGTCATTGCTGTTCTTGGCAATTCTAATCAGTTCATCCATAGCGCCTACTTGTTGACCCATCATCATGGCCATGTCTTCAAACACTTTGACAAAGTTTCCGCCCCCGTTGTTCAATGGAATCACAGCTTCTTCACCGTGCAATGCTGCTGGATATCCTGAATCAGGGCCGGTGAACACACCACCGTCAGCGGCTTGCAGTTGGAAATGCACAGGATCTTTGGGTACGGTTTGGCGCAGTCCAGCAGAATTCAGTGCAGCCACGGCTTTTGGATCCATATAGTTTTGAATGTCTACAGCCTGACCTTTTTCGTGCAGACTAGATCCTGGCTGTGCGACTGGCATACCCCCCACTCCAACCCCAGGAGTTCCTGCTTCCACAGTTTTGTCATACATCTCTTTTTGTTTTTCAGGGCTGCGGAAACCACTGTTCATTTTTAATTTTTGTTTGGTTTGTTCAAAATATTGTTGACCTGCAGACAACAATGCGCCTTTCATGTCTCCACTTAAACCATCAAAATTCTCACGGCTTCCGCTGGCACCAGAAAATTCCAACACATCCTCAGGTTTGGCGCTACCCACTGCACTGGTTTTGAGTTCCGCTTGCATGGTTTGAATCTGCGGTGCTCGACCTTGTATTCCTTTGTTTAACTCGTCAATTTTGCCTTGTGCTTTTTTAGCACCAGCTTGATCTCCCTTTTTCTCTGCTTCAATTTTCTCTACATTAAGATCTTTGACTTTCTCTACGTCTCGGAGATTAGCACCTTCTAATCTGGCCAATACCTGTCTATCAGCCTGTTGTTTAACACGCAGATGATGTTCTTCCTTGCCAAGTTGGCTAATTTTCTTTTCAACCTCTACAAGTTTATTTGATTCTTCTTCATATTCTTTTTTATTTTTAAGAATCTTTTGTTCTAAATCCTGTTCTTCTTTACCGTATTTGCCAGAACGTTTTGCATCTTTAAGTTTTTTCTCATCTTGTGTAATTTCTTTGTTCAACTGATCCACACGATCTTGCAAGGGCTTGGCTGAATCTCTGGCTCCTTGGGTGGCTGCCACGGCTGCTTTTTCCCCAGCGGTCATCTGTTTTGGAGGTTCAGGTTTTTTCTCACCCAATCCAAAAAAGTTCAAGACTCCAACTATGGCATTGGTAAGTTTTGTAAAGACATCAGCCAGACCGTCAGTAACATTGGCCAGTTTGCCCATAGCAACTTGTGCATTGGGAATGCCTTTGAACACATCGTCCTCTAATTTTTTGTTGATATCTTGCTGAACTTTGATCATGCGACCCTGAGCATCTGCCAGTGGATCACCTTTGCCTGCCAGTGTTTTGGCCTGATCTGCTTGTGCTTTTTCCAAGGCCTTTGTTGCATCCTCTGCTGAAAAAGCCTGTGCTCTGACTTGCTGAGAGTAATTGATTCCAAATTGTCCAGCCGTTCCTAGTTGTGCCTGTTGATCGGCCATGGTTTCCAGTCCCTGGCCTATGCCTTTGGCTATTTTTTGACTTGCCTCCGCTGCGTTAATTTGCCCCGATGTCAACTGTTGTGTGGCTTCTAGGCCTGCACCCATGCTACTGAACTGTAGTTTTCGAGCATTTTCATCACGAAGATTACCATTGACCATGGCTCTGAATCCTTTGCCAACTTCGTCTCCCATTGCTGACATAATGACGTTGGCATCTTGTAGTTCTTTGGCCTCTGCATGCTTGCCTTCTCTTTGTAGCTGGCGTACCTTGGCCAGGAACTGTTCTTCCATCAAGGCTGCTTCGCGAACTTTTTGTTGATCCTTGACATTCATTCCTGTGATTCTGGCCAGTTGATCTTGTTCTGTGATGTAATTTCTTGCGCTGGCTGCCAGTTGATCCGTTGTTTGTTTTTCAGCATTGCCAGTACGTGCCTGCAACTTCATGTATCCAGCCATGGCCTCGTTTTGTGCCTGTTGACTGATACCCAGCTTGAAAAACCCTTCTCTGGATGACTCTGATGCTTGCGCAAGATCTGCCAACTTCCTACGTCCATCAGCTACAGTACCGCCGAACAGCACCAGGTCACTGCTGCTTTCTGCCACCAGGCTGACCATGCTGTCCAGTTCGTCCATGCTGAGACCCAGTTTTTTAGCATCTCGGTAAACCCCAGTCATACCGTCACTGGCAGCCGCTCCTGACTTTTGTAGGCCCTCATAGTTTTTATACAGTTTGTCGGCCATGTCATTAGCCGCCTTGACATAGGCAATGGCAGCCCCAGCGGCCAAGGTAAAGGCTCCTACTATTGCCTTCATTATAATGCCGCCTGGCATCAACAGGGTGAGCCT